TCGGGCAATTTGATTCCAATTGGCACGGAAGCGCAGCCCAACATCATCGATGCACACAGCATCAGAAGAAATAGCGGCAATCTGTTTGTACACAACTTTTGTTTTGGTGATGATTTTAGCTTCACGGTTTGACTCCTCTTCAATCAAATCTGCATTGTCCTGGGCAAGTTGGATCCGCGCGGATTCGGCGACCTGTTCAGCCTGAAAGGCTTTGGCCTCCCAGCGCCAGCCATTGACCTGCCAGCCTGCGAAAAATGCACCTGCGATGAGCGCCGCCAATGCAATTGCCTTCCAGTTCTTTAGGACAAAGGCAATCATTTGAGACTTATCCGCTGCACAATCCTTTTCTGCCAGGCTGGCGATGCATCACGCTCAAGCCATGCAGACGCTCCGAAAAACAATAGTGATGACAGCATGCCGCAAGCCACACCAATCATTGCCCCATGTGATGTTGAATCAATAAACATAAGCCCAAGAGCGGCACCAATAAAATACGGAAAAGGGCGAACAGAATTGGGTGAAAGTTTGTTAAATGCTTTGAGCAGCATTTTGAATAATTGCGTGGCAGCAAAAATTGAGAGTATCAACCATACAATGTCCATGCCACCTGCATATTCCAGCCAAAACTTGATTGTGTCGTTCATATCAACGGAACATCAAGGCAATTAAATACCTTGGCCACATAAAGCCCCATTTAAGAAATTCAAAAAAGCGATACGTTTCGCCAGCAGCAAGTGACGACAATGACAGCAGACAAAACCAAAGCGCGCTTAAACCCAAATACGCATACAGCGCATATAAAAACCACATTACATTAATTTCAATCATGCCAATACCTCTTCAATAGCCATCATAAGTGCCTCAGCAATCTGATCATGCATGCCTGCGACCAACCACGCCTCAACCTCGGCATCATTATCAATAAACAATGGCTCAGGTATAAATGCCGGGCAATTGGTCTGCTCAACAAAAGCATCACCATGCTCATCACCATCAATATCACCCGGATAATCAACTTGCCCTGGCACATCCATTTTGTACCAGCCTTCTTTGGCACCTCGATCGCGAATGCCCATAAACTTGGAAATAGTAGCTGACATCAATGCCGCCTGTTCACGACGAGATTCAGAATGCGGCACATGCACAACCTCGCAGCCATGCCCACCGCCAGCGTTTAGATGCAAATCAATTACAAAATCAAAATTTCCTGCATTGATGCAATGGATCTTATGTGCCAGCGGGCCATAGAATATTTGCACATCATTGCCCTTAGCGCGCAATAGAGCCGCAAGAAAGCTGATGATTTTTTTTGTTTCATCATGCTCATTCAGGCCATGTTTTTTATTCACCGCACCTTTGGCATGTACATGGTGGCCGGCGCACAATGCGATTCTCACTTGGAACTCCACTTCTCAACAAAGCTTTTAAACATCTCTGGCAAGGCTTTGAAAACAGCTTCGATCGCGACGACGAAAAACATAAAGGTTTCAGACAATCCAACGCCCAATGGCGGTGATAAAAGCGCGCTGGCAATATCATGCTCATAACTTGGAAAGCTGAACAGAATCACCGCAAAGGCCACTAATCCCCAGCCTGCCAAGGCAAGAATCAGCACCACCCACTCTTTCGGTGCCAATGCCTCACCCTTGCGAAGCTTGTACGCAATGCCCATCAAGATGGTTCCAACACTCGCCGCTGCAAAAATAGCTTTTTCAGGCATCACCACACCACCAAATCAATATCAGCTTGCGTCGTGGTTGTGCTGGCTGCCAATGCTTCAAGCTGATTTTTAAGGGCTCGCGCTTTTGATAGCTGTGCGGCTTTGTAAACAAGGCCGTCGGAATAGACTTGGCCAAGTTGCACGGCTGTATGTAGCACGGCAGCTTTTACGCCTGCTGCATCCGTACAGGTATAAGCCAAATCAACACCAGCCCCTGCCACGCCAATCAAATTTACCTGATCTTCCAAGGCTGAATCATAAGTGTGTACTGTGCCCAATGCTGTTGATGAGAAACCACCGACAATCGCAGCGGCGCATGCAGCATTAATCACTGCTATTTGATCAGCAGCAGCTTTCACGGTATCAAACACCCATGCCCCTTTTCCTGCGGCTGCGGCTGCATCCCATGAGCTATTTGCGGTGGGTGCTTGGCTGGTTAGCTTGGCAGGCAATGCCCCCAACTCACGATGTACCGATTCCATGCCAGTTGATGTGTCGTAAACTTTGCCACGGTTATCTTCTTGCTGTGACCATTTGCTTGTTGCTTCATTAAATACAGCCACCTTGCCTGCTGCAATCGTTGTAGGCGGTGCAATCGGCGTTGTGCATGCTGGCAACAACACCTTTCCATCAATCGGGTCTCGATCTGCAATCTCTGAGCCAATATGCTCTTTCGTAACTTGGTCGAAATGATAAATAGTAACGTCTTTTATAGGCATTTTAATGCTCCTTAATATTTAATGAGAAATTGAACAGCCAAGTTGCGAGGGCGCGTTTCTAAACCACCCGCTGATTGAGTGAGCGTTGAAGAAGTAAGTGCCTCCGATCCTCTGGCAGCGCCGAAAGCTGCGGTATCATAAGAACCCCAATTCACATTATGATTATGCGCCTTAAACTCATCAATCTCCCAAGACCCTAAAGCGCGCCCAGCATCAATACCTCTCGCATCATCCCAACCACGCAAGAACTCACCACGCGAGTCAGGCAGATTAAAGGTTGTTGTGCCATCTCCAGCGCCATAAGTGGTGCCGATTTCAGCAAATAATGCAGCATAGGTTGTGCGGCTAACTGCAGCACCATTGGCCTTCAAAAAACCTGTGTGAACCGTGCCCCCGAAAAACGGAATTCCAGCGCCAACAGGGATGGAGTTAGAGCCAACGGCAATCAGCGCTGCAACGGCATCATGCACCTGATGATAGTTGGTATGACTTGGCGTTAGACCAGCTTGTGCCACCAAATAGCGCAGCTCTTCAGTGACCATGTAAAACCAGTGCGAACCAGCCACAGTCGCTGGGTCTGCCGTGGCGGGATCGCCCGTTTTGGGGTAGCCAGTTGATGGTGTGGCTGGCGCGCTTGGCGGCGTCGTTGCATGCGCATTCGCTTCATAAACTCTATCCATGATATATCTCCTTATCCGTATGCATACAGCACCTGTGTATGTGCTGGTTTATCTTCATTAATGGCGCACTCAAGTAAGGCATTGCCCCATGTTCTAAGTGGCTCATTTACAGCCGATTGCACCGTACCAGCGCGCACCGTGTCTGCAGGTGCATTGACCTGAAACCAAAATGGCCAGGGCTGGCCATAAAGAGGCTGATTGACGGTTGAACCAACTGTGTGTTCTGTAAATTCTGTGATGGTGATGGTGAAGCCAAGCTTGGCAGCCAGCTCAATAAAATATTGCCGGCTTTGACCACCACGCTCAGTGAGTTTGGCATGCGCCGCATCGCGTCGTTCAGCCAATGTGGTTGCCAATGGTGCGCAGGCGCTAGGTAAGCCAAGTTCGGCCTCCCAGTCATACAACAATTCCGTGGCGGTGCGTGGGTCTAGTTCGCGAACTAAATCATCCGCACGCGCATCGATGCGCGCCATTTCTGCAGCCATAGCATCAAGCAACTTGTACAGCGTTGAATCAGCTGACAAATCCAAAACATCCGATGGCGGCAAAAGCGCCATCATCTGCTGACGATAATCAGCGCGACTTAAGCCCATGTGATCGCTCCAAGCGTGGCAATGCTGCCTGCCGTGTTGGTGACATCTGCGCTTGGCGCAGAAAGCACATGGTTAGTCTCACCTGCGGCAATGGAAATCGCTTCGCGGATATGACTTAATAATATCGTACCACCAGGCACCGCCTCACGAGAAATAAGGTCTGCAAGTTCAGCGCTCACAGCAGCTTGTGTGGCTGCATCATTGGGTGTGAGTGCAATGGTTAAATCAATCGGGGCAGCAATAGGAGCAACCACTATCACAGCCGCTGTCACAGGGCGCAGCGCATCGATGTATGCCTGCACTTCAGCGACCTTGGCGACATCAGGGATTAAGCCGGCAAGGTCATTATCCACGACAAAACGCACCGATACAGTGCCAATGCCTAATTCCTGCGCATAAACCCATGCACGGGTCACACCTGCAACCTCCAATGCCCATGTTTCATAATCACTGGCATTGCCACCATGTGGCGCATTGCGAATGCGATCTAGAATGCGCTGGCGCAAAGCATCATCCAGTTCTGCATCGGCGGCATTAATGATGCCTGTGGCATCACAGCTCACATTGCTATCAATGCTGGCAATCGGCGAAACCAATGCCAATGGGCTTGAAGCTACTGTATTGCCATTGCTGCCAGCAACCACTGCGCTCACAGCCACGGTGGCTGTACCTGCCGCGATGGCGGCGATGCTATCGGTAGTAAATTGAACGGCATCAGCACGCTGAATCAATGTGCCTGCAGGAACGCTCACACCATCGACACCTGTGAAAATTACATTGCCTGTAGCCAGCGTGGCAGCCTTGCGGCCTTGCGGCAGCCAGATAGAAGCAAAGCGGTCGAGCATATCTCCATCAGCCGTATCGACTAAAACTTGTTTGGATAACCATTCAAGGTAGCCATACAAACCATGCGCTGTGCCTTTTTGCACCTCGGCAAGCACACCCAAAAGACTGCGCCGCAAACTTGGGTCGGTGCCAGGTAAACGCACCCGAATATCGGCAATGGCGCGCGCCCTGAGTGTTACTAAGTCTGGTCGTTGAAGTGCCATGATTAAACCGCCTTCCATAATGTTTCAAAATTGTATTGCAGTGCATCGCCATCAGGTTTGTTGATGGTAATTTCAATCACCATCACCCCTTGGCGAAGCCATGAGGCATTCACGCTGACTGATTTCGCAATGCCATCGGCAACCAGCCATGCCAGCGCTTCATCGGTGTATTCACGGGCACGGTTCAATACCTTCGACACCTGCTTTTCACGATTCAACAGCCACAGGCGTGAACCAAATACATCGCCAGCGCTGTAAGCATCCGCCCAAAAGCCGCGCCGATCCGTGATACCAGCTGGCAAAACATCATCTGCATGGGCACTGGCATCGGTGAACAGTGAAAGAATGACGGCGGTTTTTAGACCCGCATCGCCCTGTAAATCAAACGCATCCAAGGATAAATCAGCCTTGCTGGTGTCTGGGTTAAAAATCAATGCTGCATCGGTCATTGCATTGCCCCTGTGATTCCTGCTGATGAGCCCGAGGTGATTGGATGGCTGTGATCATTCACCACCACACCAGCCACCGTGAGAGTGCCTGATATATCAACATTGCCATTGATAGCCATGTCACCATTATGAATGGCCCCTTTCGGTGCCTCGATAACAATACCAGAGCGCAAAAGTTTGATGGCTTGGCCTTGATCGTCATACATCGCCACTTCACCTTCGGCCAACTGCAAGCGATAACGACGATCATCCACCGCAATCACCACGGTATGTGAGCGCGATGCCCCGACACTGAGGTTGATGGTGTCAGCGCCAGGGTGTGGATGGCATGTGAATCCGTATTGTTGCAGGCGTTGAATGGCATCAAGCAGCTCACCCGATAATCCAGATATTTGCAGCGCTTGCAGGCCCTTGCTGTCATCGACACTTTTCACCACGCCGCGTGTCACCAGTAGGCGCAAACGCCTAGCCCATGGAGCCATCATCTTGTTAAAAGTCCTTACCATGACGAACCACCATCAGGCTGAGGCACTGCCAGCACATCCAGCGCGCCTTTGGGCCGCACTGTAAGTTCAGCAAGCTGGCCTTCTTCACCATCGATATAAGCCACATTAACAATCAATAAATCGGTATTGTTTAGAGGTGGCTCTTGATGAGGATCGGTGACAGGCACCAGCGTGTTCGGAATCCACAAAATGCCTTCATCCGCATGCCAGCCTGTGACGGTATAAGTGAGATCCTTTGCACGACCTGCACGCACATTGCGCTCAAAATCAGCACGCTTTTGCATGTCGCTGACTTCATCGACAAGTAAGGTCAGCGGGCGATAACGGCCTTTCGGCATGCCTGCATCATTTGCTGTGGCATGCGCTTGCGTGGATGTCTCACCATTGCTAAAAGCATCCTGTTGGCCTTGGCTTTTGACTGTGTAGTCCGAATAACGATCGCGCAGGCTTGAACGACCTGAACATGCCAGAATATTTTCACCATACACCAGCTTGCCCGCCGATTTGTTGCTGCTTGGCTTGGCAATCACCAGATTGCCCAAACTGTCTGGAATAAGTAACACACCGCGATAGCTGGCCAATTCAGCCAGCAAATCAAAAGCAGCTTGCCCAGGCTCAGCCGTGCGCGTTTTAAATACGGGGCCAATATCCACACCCGATGCAACTGAGGCGGAAATACCAAATGGCTTGCAGATGGTCTGGGCAATCTGCAGTAAATTATTGCCATTGATTTGAATTTCTTTGGCAGAACAGTCCACCAAATCGCCCAAAGCATCGCGGCCTGTAAACTCAATGCTGTGACTCTCTTTATCATACGAAACAGAGCGATCATCAATCGCCCCAGCCAGCACGTGATCACCATCAATCATCACTTGGCAAAAATCGCCTTCTTTGATGGGGTAGCTTGGAATCTTGCCCGTTTGCTTATCGGTCGCACCCAATGAAAAGCTGCTGGAAATCTGCTCAATGCCGCGATTAATCCGCACATTTGTCCAGCCACCAAAATTGATGCCATTGATGGCTAAAGTGACTTCGGCATTCATGTAATCACCTCTAAAGCAATGCCACCAGGTACAAAGCCAGGATGGCGAATACCATTGCGTGCAACTAACTCATCAACACGACTGGCATCACCCATCAACCGATGCGCAAGCACCACCGCTGGCATCACCGCTTGAGTATTAAAAATATGGATTTGCGGCAATCGTGCCGCCCGTTCGGTTAAATCTGTCACCATGGCAGAACGCAAATCAACGAGCGCCAAATAAACATCATCATTGGCAGTTTCAGCTTCAGCATCCAATTCATCAGCAAGCCGATTGCGCAAAGCAATCGCTGCAATGCTACTTTCAGGGGTGGCGTTACTTGATGCGCGGGTTTGCTCAATCAATGCAGCACGACGGGTCAATGCAATGGATGCAGCCTGATTATCAGCCTGCACTTTTCGAGCTGGCGTTGCGGGTGATGTGGATGTGGATTGACCTCCACCAAAATTAGCCAGCAATTGCAAAGCAGGAATAGGATCAGCAAAGGTATTGCCCATGCCGCCAATGATAGAAATCATGCCATTGGCAAGATCGGAGGGTTGGCGCACCAGTGTATTGAGCGAGCCTTGCAGCGTCGTCAAAGCACCATAAAAACCTGTGACTTGCGCAGGTATAGCAGGAAAAGCCGCCGTCGCAGCATTCACAGCAGCCGTAGCACTGTTTAATCCTGCAATGGCATCATCAACCACCCAACCAGGTTGCTTGGCCACGCTGAAGCTTTTCGTGAAATCATCGGCACTGGATATCACCGCTGCATTTGCGGCAGCATCGACAGCCGATGCGGTGTTTTTAGTAGCTGATGGAAACTGTTGTTTGCCCGCTTCAACAAAGGCCACGGTGAATGTGG